GATGAGTGTTATGGAGAGATTGGTTACAATCGACACGATGGGGATATACGATCCAAAATCGTAGAATGGGTCAATCTTTATAACTCTAGAGGAGTTAAGATTGATGTCTATGGTTTCATCCAGCACGTTGTTGCTGATAAAATTGACAAACAACGAAAGGAGTTTGTTGATGAGTTCAATGCATCTGTTGAATGGATGAAAAAACATCTACAACCTAAGTATCACAATATTGTGAATTTGGCTGGGTTCCATGCTCAGATTAGGACTCGTAATTCAAAAGATGGGGGGCGTCCTAAAGAACGTGGAATTGTAGATGTCAATGGTAACATTATCATTGATAAAGATCCAATACTTGGTACTAAGTAAGTGATCTCTTAGGGGGGTTAGTATAAGCCCCCCTTTTTATCTTGACATTTTTATTTTATTATGACATAATATGTACAAATTTAATGAAGGTGAAATCCTCAAGGAACTCAAGGAGTATATTGACGGCACGTATGGTCAACATTACTCCTCTGGTAAGATTCAATCCACTGAGTTTATCATAGACGCTGGGCATGGTGAAGGGTTTGCCCTAGGTAATATTATCAAGTATGCCCAGCGTTATGGTAAAAAGAATGGATTTAATAAGGATGACTTGCTCAAGGTCATTCACTATGGTATCATTGCATTGAGCATTCATGAAACCCGATTCCCAAACAGGAGAATAGATTATGAAGAGAGCGACAATTAGAAAAGAAATCAATGGTAATCAAATCGTATATAAAGTAGTTGCTACAGATGGTAATATATTACCTTTAAGGTACTTTTCTAAGTTGAAAGAAGCTTGGGAATATTTAACAATCTATGAAGAGGATGATCCACATAGAGCTTGTATAATTTATCCTTATGCAAAAAAATATTTAAATAAACATTCAGAATTAAGGACTATATAATGAAAATAAGTAAATACACTATGAATATGCTGAAGAACTTTAGTGACATCAATATGTCAATTGAGGTCAAGGCTGGAAATACTTTACGAACTGTATCAGTTCAAAAAAACATACTTGCAGAATCTGCTGTCGAGGAAACATTTCCTCAAGATTTTGCAATCTATGAATTGAATAGATTCCTTGGTGCGGCATCGCTTTTTGATGATCCATCATTTGAGTTTGGAGAAAAAACAGTTAGAATTGGTGATGATAAACGTAGTATTGATTACGTCTATTGTGATCCTACAATGATTGTAACTCCACCAGAGAATAATATCAATGTTCCAGATCCAGAGGTATCATTCAAATTATCTCAGGATAATCTGTCTCAGGTTCTAAAGGCCGGTCAAGTCCTTGGTACTCCTGAGATCTCAGTTGAATCAAATGGTACTCAAATGCTTATGAAGGCATTGGATGTCAACAATGATTCATCTGATACATTCAAAATTGAATTGGGAGAAAACTCTCAAACATTCCGTTTCGTTTTCAAAATTGAAAACTTCAAAATGATTTCCAACGATTATGATGTAGAAATATCATCAAAGGGAATCGCTCGTTTCACATTCCAAGATAAAATCCAATATTGGGTTGCTACTGAATCAACATCTACATTTGGAGGCTAATATGTTAAACTTGTTTAAATACATCATATCATTTTTAATGATAATGGTTTGTTATTACATAGTCAGTCAAAACTATCCAGACCTATTCATAGGTTTGGCTCTTGGTTTCTTTGGTTGGCAGATTTTCATGAGCACCAATAGCACTGCAAAAGCATGAATAATGATATATTATGGGTGGAGAGGTATCGCCCCTCTACAGTTGAAGATTTGATTTTACCTGAAAGTATCAAGAATACTTTCAGAGATATAATTGGAGGGGATAAGATACCAAATCTTATTCTCAGTGGAAGTGCCGGCACTGGTAAGACTTCTGCAGCTATAGTATTGTGTAAGGAGTTAAAATGTGACTATATTATTATCAATGGATCTGATGAAGGTCGATTGATTGATACGCTTCGAAATAAACTTACACAATACTGTAGTTCCGTTTCGATGTCTGGTGGTAGAAAAGTTGTCATCATAGATGAGGCTGACTACATGACGCCAGATTCTGTCCAGCCTGCAATGAGAGGATTCATAGAAAAGTTTTCTTCTAATTGCTCGTTTATCTTCACTTGTAATTTCAAGAATCGGATTATCGAACCGATTCATTCAAGGTGTGCAGTCATAGATTATTCTGCATCTGATTCTCAGCAGATGTGTGCTGACTTCATGGAAAGGTGTAATTTCATTCTCAAAGAGGAAGGAATTGAGTCTGATCCAAAAGTTGTTGCAGAACTGATCATGAAGCACTTTCCCGATTTTCGTAGAGTTCTCAATGAGCTCCAACGATATTCTGTATCTGGAAAGATCGACTCTGGTATCTTGCTAAATATTAGTGATACCAATATGAATGAATTGGTTGAATCACTCAAATCCAAGAACTTCAAATCAGTTCGGGCCTGGGTGGTGAATAATCTTGACAATGACCCACAAAAGGTGTATCGTAAGATATATGATAAATTGTACGAAAAATGTGATCCCAATTCAATCCCTGCGATTATTTTGGTGATTGCAAACTATCAGTACAAGTCTGCCTTTGTGGGAGATCAAGAAATTAATCTAATGGCTTGCCTAGTGGAGATAATGTCTAATGCAAAATTCAAATAGTTACTTTCAGTATACACTTGATGAACTGAAACAGTCCTCAGATAGAAAACTCTTCAACGTAGTATCATTCTTTGCTGGTGGTGGTGGCTCTTCTTGTGGCTACAAACTTGCAGGGGGTGATATCCTCTGTGTTAATGAATTTCAGCAGGTTCATGCTGATACCTATAACGCAAACTTCCCAAAAACTCCTGTAATCGTCAAAGATATCAAATCCGTCACTGGGGCTATGATCAGAGAAAAGATCGGTGATGTTGATATTGATATATTAGATGGTAGTCCACCTTGCCCGCCTTTTTCCATGTCAGGAACCAAACGCCAAGGCTGGGGTAAGGAAAAGATGGCTTATGGTTTCAAACAGGAGCGCATTGAAGATTTGACTTTTGAACAAGTTCGATTGGTTGGTGAACTAAAACCAAAAGTCGTGGTATGTGAAAATGTCAAAGGTCTGACAATGGAGTATGCTCGTGACTATTTGAACATGATGCTCAATGAATTTGAGAAGCAAGGTTATATTATGACCTGTAAAGTTCTCAATGGCTGGAAGCATGGTGTTCCACAAAAACGAGAGAGGGTGTTTATTGTTGGGGTTCGTAATGATGTTGCCAAAAAGATTGATATGAACGAAATTACCATCGGTAGGATCTTTCCAGATCCTAATGAGAATGATAAACCAGTTATAAATGATGCAATTCGTGATCTTCAAACAGATCCAGTGAATGAGGCTGAGTCTGTTGAGTTATGTGAGATCATGAAAAAAAGTGCTAAATATAAATGGTTGAGGAGATTGGAAAAAAATCCAGAACGTGTAGTTTCAGTTGGAGATGATGTGGTTCGTCCTTGGTATAAAAAATGGATTAAACATAGAGAAAAATTAGGTAAGAATGTAGGAGAACGTGAGGTAAAAGAAAAACATTCATTTTTTCAATCTCGCAGAGTACCTTGGAATCAGGCATCTCATACTTTGTCTGAACAAGGTTTGAAAACCAGTTTAGCTGTGCATTTGCATCCTGAGAAGGATAGAGTGTATACAACCTATGAGGCAATTAGACTCATGACTCTACCAAATGACTACAAACAAACTGGATCACTAAATGACAGACTCGCAAGAATCGGATTGATGGTTGCTCCAATTTGTCTCAAGAATCTTGCTGACTCTATCTATGAAAACATATTGGAGCCTTATGGAAGTAATTAAATTAGAGAATGATTGGGGTGCAGATTCTACTGCTAATTTATGGGGTGGTAAGTTTCTGTCAGAGTCTGCTTGGGATACTATTGTATCTCCTAGTGTAGACACTTGTATTATGAAACCAAATGCATCTTTGTATGATGGTGAACCTCTTGCCTATGTGGTTTGCGATGTATATCCAGATGATGAAGTCTTTGAATGTCTCAAGACTATTGTAGATACTACAACTATGCGTGCCAATGCATCAGGCCCTATTCTTAAAGAGGATATGGATGCAAAGGGCATTACTGAATATAAACTCAGAACTCCAAATTCTTATCATGTAAAAACCAAAGATGGCAAGTGGGGAATGATTGCTTATGCAAATGAAATTCATTCTGTCATGGCTGGTTGGAAGAAGGGTAGATTTACAGGCGGTATTGAATCTTCTGGTTGGACAAAAGACAATCCAGAAAAGTTTGAAACACTCAAACAGATTGGAAAATATAATGAAATTGCATTCAATAAAGTAGATTCAATAAGATATCAAGCACAAAAAACATTTGCAGAAACTTCAATTTCACCAGATCATAGAGTGGGTATTGTAACAACCCTTTCAATGAATCGGTATAGTGATTTGGGTTTGGGGTCGAAGGGTATGTCTGCTCATGTTGATTCGGGTGATACTGAGGCTGGAATGACAACAATGTGTCATTTCAGAGATGGAAAATATACTGGTGCATATTTGTGTTTTCCCAGATATGGAGTTGCGATTGATGCTCCTCATAATTCAGTTATTATTGCAGACAGTTTAGAATATCATGGTGTGACTCCGATAAAAGGAGAGGGAACTAGATACACTTGTGTAGCATATTGTGATCGTAGATTGGCCACTATGGGCCAACTTGGTAAGACTCCCAAGAAAATTGGAAAGTATTCTGATAATGCAACATTGGGGGATTTCTTATGATTGTTATGATAGGTGGAGCTCCTTGTACTGGAAAATCTACTCTCATGAGAAGTATTCTTCAAGAATTAAGTGGAGATGATTATGCATTAATTGAACCAATGAAATTATTTCCATGCCAGATACATGGAGATATTTTGGTTATTGGTTATTATCCAAAAGGTGAGACTTTTGGGGGTACAGATAAAATATCACATGGGGCCATTCCTCATTTCAGAAAATTTATAGAACAAGAATCTCCCAAATGGAAACATATTATTGTAGAGGGTGATAGGTTCTTTCGATTGAAAGATGTAGAATGGTTGATAGAAAACTTTGATGATGCTCAAGTGTATGTACTTGAAGTCTCAAGAGAAGTAGAAGAGCAGAGACATAAGGATAGAGGTGATACCCAAAAAGAGGTATGGCTCAAAGGTAGACGCTCACAAATTGGAAATATTTTGACCAATATGTTTATTCGTGATAGAATAAAGGTTAGACAAAATAATTCAAAAGAAACTGGTGAATCACTCAAACAAGAAATATTAGAATGCCTGAACTCAAAGAATATCTAAACGCAATCAATCAGACCAAAGAAAATCTGATGGAAGATCCTTATTACGAGAAAAAATATCCAGCTTGGGTAGTGAATCATGCTCTATATTCACACTCTGATATGATCTTTCTGGTTAATGAGATGAATGTAAACAACCACTTAGACAACAAACTTCAATTCGACTTTCTCCTAAATAGTTCTAGACCAAGAAAGAGATTTGCTCCTTGGTTGAAAACTTCTAAAGTAAACAATTTAGATTTAGTAAAAGAATATTTCGGATATAGTGATCAAAAAGCACAAGAGGCTCTCACAATACTAACAGACGAAGATCTTGAACATATCCGAACCAAATTGAATAAAGGTGGAAATGCAAGGTGAATTGAATTGGGTTCCAGAAGATATGCTGGAAGTAACTCTAAACGAGCCAGATGACTTTCTGAAGGTTCGTGAGACTTTATCAAGAATTGGTGTTGCATCAAGAAAAGAACGAAAATTATATCAGTCCTGTCATCTCCTTCACAAGAAGGGGAAGTACTATGTTGTACATTTCAAGGAATTATTTGCACTTGATGGTAAGAAATCAAGTCTGACTGATAATGATATAGAAAGACGGAACACTATTGCTGGTCTTTTGAGTGATTGGGGTTTAGTTGGTCTGGTAGGTACACCAGAACCTAAAGCTCCTTTGAGTCAAATAAAAGTACTCTCCTTCAATGAGAAGGATGAGTGGATTCTTGAAACAAAATATAACATAGGAAAAAAGAAGGATGAATGATGTCAAATTAGTAAAACTAAAATCTGGTGAGGAGATAGTTGGTGATGTTACTGTAGTGGGAGACTCAGTTGCCATCGCCAATCCTTGCCAGATTATGCCCCAAGAACAAGGTCTAGGTTTCATGCCCTGGCCCCCTTTCTCAAAAAATGATAATGTGTCCATTCCATTAGATTGGACTATCTGTATTGTTGATGCAGTTGACGATGTTGTTAATGCTTGGAACTCTAAATTTGGTTCTGGTATTGTCCTTCCCAATATGCAACTTAATGGATAATAGACTTGACTTTTTGAATCCATTGAGGTACTATATGATGAAACTTGGAGATATATGGATTTTTACACTAATGTTATAGTATTCGGAAACTCTGTTCTTGTTCGAGGCATCAAGAATGGAGAACGTGTCACTACTCGCCTCAAATATAAACCTACCTTATTTGTCCCTGTCAGAAAACAAACTCAATACAGATCTCTAGATGGAAAGTTCTTGACTCCAATGGTTCAAGAGACAATCAAAGAGGCCAAGGAGTTTGTTGATCAGTACAGTAATCAGCCTGGAATGTTATATGGTTTCACTCGTTGGCCATATCAGTGGATCTCTGATAATTTTCGTGGAGAGATCCAGTGGGATATCAACAAAATTCAAGTCGTAACCATTGACATTGAGACTGAATCTGAGAATGGATTTCCTCAAGTAGATCATCCCATCGAGCGTGTCAATGCAATTACACTCAAAAACCATCAGACTAAAAAGTTTGTAGTGTTTGGTTTGCATGGGTGGAATACGGATCGTGATGATATTACCTACATTCAATGCAATACTGAAGATGAGTTGCTCCAGAGGTTTCTCAGCTTTTGGAGCTCTAATTATCCAGATGTAATCACTGGTTGGAACTCTCGTTTCTTTGACATTCCATATTTGGTGAATCGTATCAAGGTAAGACTTGGCGAGGATGAGTCCAAGAAACTTTCTCCTTGGAACTCAGTCTTTGATGCTGATGTGTTTCGTATGGGTAGAAAACATACTGCATTTGATTTGGTTGGAATCAGCCAACTTGATTATCTTGAACTGTATCAAAAATACACCTACTCTGCTCAAGAGAGTTATCGGTTGGATCACATTGGGTTTGTTGAGTTGGGTAAGGCTAAGAACACAAATCCCTATGAGACATTCCGTGAGTGGTATCAGAAAGACTATCAATCTTTCATTGACTACAACATCATGGATGTGGAACTGGTCGATGCTCTTGAAGACAAGATGAAGTTAATTGATCTGCAATTGACTATGGCATATTATGCAAAATGTAATTACAATGATGTTTATTCTCAGGTCAAGATGTGGGATATCATCATCTACAATTATCTACGTGAGAAGAATATACAGGTTCCTTTTCAAGTTCGACAAGAAAAGAAGGAGGCCTTTGTTGGTGCTTATGTAAAAGATCCACAAGTTGGATTGCATGAGTGGGTGGTAAGTTTTGACTTGAACAGTCTGTATCCTCATCTGATTATGCAGTACAATATTTCACCAGAGACAATTGTAGGTATGAGTGAGACTCATCCTGGCGTTGATGGAATGCTGTACAAGGAAACTGTTACTGATCATCTTCCAGATTTGAATCAGACAATGACTCCAAATGGTGCATTGTTTACTAGAGAGAGACATGGGTTTCTCCCTGAATTGTTGTACAGTATGTACAATGAGAGATCTGCTTTCAAGAAGAAAATGTTGCAAGCCACACAACAATACGAGAATACTAAAGATCCAAAATATCAGAATCAGATTGCATCATTGCACAACAAACAGATGGCACTCAAGATTGCACTTAACTCAGCTTATGGTGCAGTTGGTAATCAGTATTTTCGATTCTATGATATTCGTATTGCAGAGGCAGTTACCTATGGCGGTCAGTTGTCGATTCGTTGGATCGAACAGGCTCTCAATCAATATTTCAATGAGATCCTAAAAACAGAGAACGAAGACTATGTGATCGCATCAGATACAGATTCAGTCTACATCACTTTTGAAAAGTTGATCAAAAAACTAAATCCCAAAGATCCAGTAAAGTTTCTGGATCAGATTTGTACTGATAAGATCGAACCTTTCATTGATGGTAAGTATGCAGAACTTGCTGAGTATGTCAATGCATACGAACAAAAGATGGTCATGGCTCGTGAGGTCATTGCTGATAAAGGTATTTGGACTGCAAAGAAAAGGTACATACTGAATGTACATAATTCAGAGGGCGTGCAGTATGCAGAACCAAAACTGAAAATGATGGGTATCGAGGCAGTCAAGTCTTCTACTCCTCAAGTTTGTCGAGACAAGATTAAAGATGCTCTCAAACTCATCATGGTAGGAGATGAGAAAGAGTTGAACGATTTCATTCAAGACTTTCGCAAGGAGTGGATGGAAATGGATGCAGCTTCGATTGCCTTTCCTAGATCATGTAATGGTATGGATAAATGGAAATGTCGTAATGCTGTTTATCGAAAAGGTACACCAATGCACGTTAAGGGTGCATTGATTTATAATCATCAACTCAAAGTCAATAAGTTATCGTCAAAGTATCCCAAGATTATGGATGGGGAAAAGATCAAGTTTGTTCACTTGAAAGATCCAAATCCTTATCAATGTAATGCTTTTACTTTTCTTACTGATTGTCCACAAGAATTGGATATCAATAAGTATATTGATTATGATAAACAATTTGAGAAGGCATACGTTGATCCTTTGAAATTTATTACTAGTGCAATTAATTGGTATATTGATGATTCTTATGGTACACAAGCAACCCTAATGGATTTTTTCTCATGAAAAAAGAATGTATGAATTGTTGGAGTCCGTATGTAGGACGAAACAAGAAATTTTGTAGTCGTAAATGTTTTAGAGTTTTTAACAATAATAAAGGAAAATAATGGATTCGCCAGAAGTAACAAATCATAGAAAGTTTGTAGACAGTGTGACCAGTGAGGCCACAAAAGATTGTGATACGTTCATCGAAAGGTTAGATGAATTACAAGATAATCCAAAGTGGGGTGAGCCGCAAAGGTTGCTCACAGGTGCAATTGGTATTTGTTCAGAGGGTGGAGAACTTTTGGACATTGTGAAGAAACTTTTGTTTCAAGGTAAACAGCCAACTGCTGAGTTGAGAGTAAAACTCAAAGGTGAGTTGGGTGATGTGATGTGGTATGCTCAACAAGTTATGATTTCGATGGGATGGACATTGGAAGAAGTGCTTGCAGAGAATACCAGAAAATTATCTGGTAGGTATCCAGATGGTTTCGATGTTGATAAATCTGAAAATCGTGAGGGTGAATGAATCTAAGTCAATTTATAAAAGAGTCTGGAAATGAATATGCTTCCATTGTGGATGATGGGGTGGCAGCTGGTGATGTCAATGATTATATTGATACTGGCAGTTTTTTGTTTAATGCTTTACTTTCTGGTTCTATTCATGGAGGATTACCTTCTAACAAAATCACAGCACTTGCAGGAGAGTCGGCAACTGGTAAAACCTACTTTGCCCTTGGTATGGTCAAGAACTTTCTGGACTCTAATCCTGACAGCGGTGTTCTGTATTTTGAGTCTGAGTCCGCTATACCTAAAGAGCTTATTGTCGCTCGTGGGATTGACCCAAAACGAATGGTCATTCTCCCTGTAGTAACTATACAGGAATTTCGTACTCAGGCAATCAAGATTCTAGATGCATATCTGGAAGAGAACGAAAAGAAACCTATGATGTTCGTTTTGGATTCTCTGGGTAATCTGTCAACTACCAAAGAACTGACAGATACAGCTGCAGGATCAGACACAAAAGACATGACTAGATCCCAGATCATCAAGGCTGCATTTCGTGTCCTGACTCTCAAGTTAGGTCGTGCAAATGTTCCTTTGATTGTTACCAATCATACTTATGATGTGATTGGTGCATATATGCCCACGAAAGAAATGGGTGGTGGTTCTGGATTAAAATATGCAGCCAGTTCAATCATCTATTTGTCCAAGAAGAAGGACAAGGATGGCACAGAAGTTGTTGGTAATATCATTCACTGCAAAAACCAAAAATCCAGATTGACCATTGAGAATAAGATGGTCGATGTGAGATTGGGGTATCAGAGTGGGATTGATAGATACTATGGCCTCTTAGAGTTTGGAGAGAAACATGGTGTGTTCAAACGTGCTGGAAATAGATATGACATGAATGGTACTCAGTTGTATGGTAAATCAATTTATGCAGATCCAGAAAAATACTTCACAGAAGATGTGATGAATCAACTGGAAGAAGCAGCTTCAAAGGAGTTTATGTATGGAGAAGTGGATTCGGAAATACCCGAAGATATTCAGTGAGGATGAGTGTGCTGGGTTGATTGAGTACTTTGAAGAAGCAAAGGCTCATCATGAACAAACTAAAACAGTAGGTCATCGTGATTTCACAGAATTGAATCTGATGGATCACTCAGGGAAAAGTGACATGAACCTAGAGATTTATAATAGGTTTACTAGTATCTCAGATAGATATAAGATAGACACAAGGTTACATCCCAAACAATGGCCTGACAAATATGCATGGGAAGCAATAAGAATAAAGAAATATGAGAGAAATAGTGGTGTTTTTTTGGATCATGTTGACGTTGGCGATTATGAGTCTGCACGGCGTTTTCTGGTATTCTTTGTCTACCTTAATGATGTCGCTCTAGGTGGAGAAACAGAATTTGTCGATTTAGACTTGAAAGTGACTCCTAAGTGTGGTACAGTATTAGTGTTTCCTGCTACATGGGAATATGTTCACAGGGGCAATGTTCCAGTGGATGAGGACAAATATATTTTAGGAGGCTATTTGCATTATGTATAAAAAAGGATATACACCAAGAGATATAGATCACCCAGACTATTTTGGTGACTTTAGTTGGGCTAAAGTTATTGGATTAGGTTGTGTGTTTCTAGTTTTAATGTTTATTATGGGGGTATTATTTTGAGTGAAGAATATCAAGATATAGAAACTGTAAAATATTCGTTTGTAGTACGTGAAAATGATGAAACTGAATTTACCGCTATTCGTATTGATGAGGGTAAATTCAAAGGAGTTATCTATGGCTACAATGAGGTTGGAGTAGGTGAGGAAACAGATGAAGGTGGTTTGAATTTACATTTTACGATAATTCCTTGTAAAAGT